CTATTGTTCGTGCCAGGATTGAGCGTAAATTGGCTCATGCTGCTAAGATCAAAGCTGAGATGATGGCTATCACTGAAGCTGAGATTGATTTGCAGGCTAAGCTTTTTAACGCTAAGGTTGAAAAAGTCCGCGCTGAATGGAATGCGAAGAAACTTTATTACCATCCTCATGATGGTGATGAGGATTGTATTGAGTTTTGGTTGAGCAAACTCGATGGTTTGTCTGATCGCATGGCGACTTACTCTGAGGCCCTTTCTACTCGAGAAGTTGACCAGGTCATAAAGCATATCGAACGCTTGATCTTGCTCTTTATTGAACTTCGCGAAACTCGCTCCTATTCCGGTATGATGGCGGCGATTCTAGGATATCTTCAGGGATTGACTGGAAAAAGCCTTTTCAACACCGTGCGAGAGTATCTTGCAGACGTTTTGGCTATGGAAGCCCATGAAGGAGACGAAGATTCTGAAAATCCAGCTTGGCTGGATGTTTTTAGGTCTGTCACCTCCAATTGGAAATCTGTTTCTAAGATGCCTGCTTGGAAGTACTTTCAGCGTGTTTTGTCCGTGGCAGTCTCTGCAGGTTTGTGCAAGGCTGCTGATGTGAATTTTCGGATGGGAGACATGAAACTTTTTACTCTCAAGATCGATGAGAAGCAAGCTAGTGCTTTTGATTTGATGGATGCCATTCTTGTTACAGCGGATTATTTCGTTGAGGCAGGATATGAAGCATTCAAAACCAGATCGATTCGCCCTTTCTTCTTCGATAATCAGACTGCCCGGATCTTGGATGAGGCATATATTGGCATTAGTGCTAGTATGAAGGCCCTTCCGACAGGTGATCTTGAGAAGACGAAGTACAAGTCCGAACAGGAATTGGCCCACGTGTTAGAAAATACATTGTCGGGCTATATTATTCTTCGGCAACAGACGAAGAATCCACCAGAGAAGCGTACTCTAGATGCTCGATGTATGCAATTGGAAGAGTGGAAACTCCAATTTATTCAACAGACAGTGTCTGGTGGATTGCGGGAGGCTCCATATTCCATCTATCTTGTGGGAAAACCTGGTATCGGAAAATCAATGATGACCCAGGTCCTGGTTGAAGTAGTGCTACAAGCCAATGGTGTTAGATACACTCAAAAGCAAGTAGCTACAGTCAATCCAGGCGACAAATTTGCGTCCACTGTTAAGAAC